CACTTCGTGCTCACGCTCAAACGCCACTCACAGGCCGACGTGGAATCGTGCGATACCCTCATCGACCACATCGCCGGGCTCACGAGTACCGGACAGCCACCGAGACACCCGAAAGGCATGACGTGACGAGCGCAGCCGCATCCATTACCCTCGGCCACCCCGTGCGCCACGGCACAGGCAACACCGAGGACGGCAACCTCGTCGTGCGTCGCGGCTCCCGTATGATCTTCACGGTCCCGCTGAGCGCGATAGGACACGTGAGCGTGTCGGGGCGCGGCGTAGAGTTGCACGCTCCCGACGATCCCCGATCGTTCCGCACTATCCTCGTCGCCCCTGAAGCGCGGCGCGAGGTCTTGGCATGGGTGACGACGCATGCGGGCGCGACGCCACCACCTTCGGCCGCGGTGGCGTCGGCTTCACTCACTACGTTTGAACGTAGGGCGCTGCGCCGGTTGAGCATCATTGCGTGGAGCACAGCACTGCTCGCGCTCGTGATCGTTGGGGCCGCGGCGATATTCGCGCTGCTTTTGGTGGCGGGGGTGTCGGCGATCGCCGGCGCGTAAGAGAGACGCGCGTCGCAGGCGCAACGAGAAACAGACGGCTACCCGCAACGCTGCAATCCGGGGAGTGGACACGCTGCAAAACCGGGAATGGTGAGCGTTTCCGGCTCCGCTCCGTGAGGTAGAATAGTAGTGGCCGGGCGCTGCGCAAACAGCCCCGGCCGTGGTAACCACCTCGGACTAGGAGGGGCTACATGCCCGACTCTACCCCCACTTGCGCGTGCGGATGCGGCGCGACCATCCCCGTCGGTAATCGGTACCTGCGAGGCCACGCGACCAAAGTCCAGTGGGCATCGGTCAAGCGGTACGAAGTCGACCCCGGCACCGGATGCTGGAACTGGCTCCTCTCGACCAACCCGAAGGGGTACCCGACGCTCGGCGGCGCGTGGTGGAAGAAGACCCGGCGAAGCATCCTCGCGCACCGCATCGCATGGGAAGAAGCGAACGACGCGATAGTCCCGCTGGGCTACACCGTCGACCACCTGTGCCGGAACCGGAAGTGCGTGAACCCGGCCCACCTTGAAGCAGTGCCGCACGCCACGAACGTGCAGCGTGGATCGAGGGCGAAGCTATCTCCCGCCGATGTCCAGAGCGTTCTTCGGCACATCGCCGAGGGGCAGAGTTCCGTCGTAGTGGGCGCTGCGCACGGCATCACGTCGACGCAGGTGCGTGCGATCGTGCGCGGACTGGTCTGGACCGACCTACCGTGTTCGTACCGTCGAGCCGCGCAGGATGCTCCGAAGCTCGTGGGGCGTGCGGCGCGGGCGGCTCGGGAACGCACGGTGGAGCCGTACCCGCAGGGCGAAGCGGCCTAGCCCGCCCACGCGGTGAACTGTTCCGAGCTCGTTCCTGCACCGTTCCACACGTACCGGCAATCCATCGATTCATCCTGAATATGGTCGAGGCGGATCGGGTGCTGTGCGATGACGTCGTGTTCGGGGTGGACGACTTCGACGAGCTGCATCGGCGGGCTGTACTTCCCGAGGACGTCTTTCACGAACGGATCCACACCCTTCGGACTGGGGCATAGTCCGATGTCTGCTGCGCCCGCTTGCCACCACATGTAGGTGTGGAAGTGGCCACACCGTGTGTGTTTGATGATGCTGTCGGCGGCGTGCTGGTTGAGTTCCGCGAGGACGAGGGACCATTCACGGGCCGCGTCGTGCTGCCGCTTCAACCCGTACGCGGGAACACCCAGCGCGCCGCCTCCGCCCTTCACTGCGTCGCCGTGCTGGAATGCCCACCGGCTCGGGCCGATCACCGTATCTAGCGTGTACCCCTTCGCGATCTCGAACTGGGCATTCGGGATCCGACTGCAGAGTGCGGCGACGTGTTCGTGGAGGAGGTACTCCCACGACGATTCGATGCGGGCCACACCGGTCGGCATGCGCGTAGTTGAGCGGGGATGGTTCCCGACCGTGCCCAGTACGCGGACCTCGTCGAACGATGTAGCGGCCTCGTGAACGACCTGCGAGATCAGCAGAGCAGCGTCGACGGATTGCTTCGCGACGCGGGCGTAGTACTCCGCTGAATCGGGGTGGATGCTGCCGCCGATCGTGTCGCCGTTCACCGCGATCACGAGTTCCCGGAACCCATGTGATTCGTACGTCTGCTGGAACCGCCTGATCGTATCGAGCGTGTGCTGCACTCGGCGTGCGGCGATACCTGGGCTGTACGCGTTGAGGCCGTTCATGTTGGTGGGGTCGACGAGTTCGCCCCAGTGTAGGTCTGTGAGGTGCCATACGGCTGTTAGCGGCGCGTTCCGGGTGCGAGGGAGGCGTGGTGGCTTCGAGGGCTTGGGGAGCGCACAATCCGCTATGACGGGTGCGAGCATGTCGCGGATGTCTTCGACGATGTTCGCGTGCTGTACCGCGTGCTTGAGCTGGGCTTTGAGGCTGCGGGTTTCGGCTTCGGCGCGGTCGGCTTTGCGGCGTAGGGCGACGAGGTCCGCGGGTTCCGCTTGTGATTCGCGGTGTGATTCGCTTGGTATCGTCGTACCGTTCGGGATGATTCCCGGCTCCACTCCGGATTCGGCTGTGCTCGTCGTCCCGTACGGGCTGGCGCGAGGATGCGGGCTCGTGATTCCCCACGCCCGCATACGATCACCCAGCGTGCTCGGGGGGATGCCGAGGATCCGGGCTGCGGCGGCGCGGCTACCACCCTCCGCGAGTGCCCGCCGAATCGTCGCATCATCCATACGTCCCCCTCGGACAGTGGAGTTTCCTACTCGCGTTTGTGGAGGTTCACACTCGTGTAGAAGATCGCGTCCGCGAGTTCCTCACTGGTCTCCCGCTTCAACTCGTGCGAGTTCTTGTGGAAGCTGGCGTCGCCGTACTCCGCAGCGCCCAGCGTGGTGGCGCGTTCCACGGCGAGATCGACGAGGGCATCCGCGGCAACGGACAACTCGACGATCAGTTGACGCACAGCGTCCCGGCCGTACTCGCGGACGACGCGTTCGACGTCATGCACTGGTCTGGTCCTCAGCGCGGCGATCATCGTGTCGGCGTTCGATCACACCAAGCCGTGCGAACACATCCTCCAGCAAGCCGTGCGCTTTGATCGCGTTCGATTCGACCGTGTCCAAACGCTGATCGTGGCGTTGCGTGTGCCGGTCGATACGTCCGATCTCGTCCTTGAGTGATCCGCCACCGTTGGGACGGAGTTCGTGGTTCACGAGGTTCGCCATTTCCTCGAGGCCGCGTGCGCCACGCCAGAGCAGGAGCGCGAACTTCCCGAGGATCGTGAGTGCGACGACTACTGCTGCAGCGCCGACGACGAGTTGAACGGCTTCACTCATCGGGGGACTCCGATCAGCTCCGCATGCCACGGTTCGTGTGTCATCGGGAAGTGAGCGCCCTGCCTACGGAACCAGTCGTACAGTCCGCGGCGTTCCAGCATCGGCCGGAGATTCTCCCCATCGACTGCGTCACCCACGTCGGCGGCGATGCCGTATCCGTCCCCGTTCTGGTCCTCGTGGTTCGAGGTGCCGGGGTAGGCGACCCAGCGCGGGTCCGGGTTCGCGTTCCAGAGTTCCTGCTGCCGGGCTCGGCTACGCGTGCCCTCGCGGATGCGGAGCACCCGGCCGCACCTGCGCCCGGTCTCGTCGAGCAGACGTGCGAGCTCGGGGTGCGGCAGGCTCGTATCGCTGTCGACGACGAGCCATTCGTAGCCGTCCGGGTCGACCTCGAATACGTGACCAACCCAGCCCGTGAGGCGGTACGCTGCGAGCCGCTTCGCTGCGGTCTCACGCGAGGGCCACTCGTCACGCCAATACGTCCACCCGGTAGGGGTCGTGGCACGCTTGTACTGATTGCCGCGGATCCAGCCCCGCGATTTGGGCCACCACGGACGGCGGATGCGGATGCCGTAGGTCATGCGTCCTCGCCGCCCACGTCCTCACCCGGCGTGGAGTCGTGGTATGGGCTCAGAGCCTCCGATGCCGCCACGAGGCCACGTGCAGCCGCGAGAGCGATCAGCGACCACCGAGTGATAGTCGCACCCGTATCGCCATCGAAACCGCCCGCGAGCTGTGCGAGGAATCCCGCCGCCGCGAACACGATCAGCGTTGCACTTCCAATATTGCGCAGGAGCCAAGTCATGCCCCACGATTCGCGTCCCCGCGGATGGGTGCCTACGGCCACTCCACCGTACTGCCATCGAAGATCGCGAACTTGTCAGCGTAATGAACCTCGGACGCGACGCACGACTGGATCACCACCGCGAGCGTTGCATACGACGCATTCGCGGGCGCAGTCGCACCGATCGACGACCGGATCTCCGTCCACTCACTCGCAGAATCCGAGAGATACGTGCCCGCATAGTCGCCCGAGATGTATCCCGACGCCGCCGTGAACCACTCCAGGTACACCGTGCACGTACGCGTCGTGGATGCCGCGCGCACTTCTGCTCGAGCGGTATACGTCTGCCCCGGAATCACGGGTGCGGCATGCGTGATCGGTGTGATGACGATGCAATCACCCGCACCGATTGCAACGATCTTGAGCGCGAAGTTACCGTGCGCGACCTGCTCCTGAGAGCGTAGGCAATACGTGTTCGCACCACTGGGATTCCACCCCGCGCGGCTCTGCTCGACCGTTGCGGTATCCCGACCGAGCAGGTTCCCTGCGGGGATCACGCCCGTGTCGCCGGTGCGTTGCTGCTCGAGGCCTTCGACGCGTTGCTTCACTTCCCGTAGGTCGAATGCGATCGATTGCATGTGTGCGAGTCCGAGCGTGCGATTCATCATGTGATATTCCGGAAGGTGATCGCGTCGAGGATTTCCTCGCCGGCACGGTTCACGACGATCGTGATCGTGTCCACGCGGGCGGTGGCGATCCATTCCACGCCGCGGCGGTAGTCGAGTTTCACGGTATCGCCGACGTCGAACTCGTCGAATGGGATGGGTGCGCTGCGGGTTGGGCGGGCGGAGTATGCCGCGACCTTGTCCCGCGTGCTGCGTTGATCCAAGCGGCCCTGAGTGCGAGCGTTCATTACCGCTTGGGTCGTGACCCCGGTGAAACTGGTGTAGCCCACGAGGCGACCAAGAGCCGCGATGGACGTAGGGTTCGTACGTGTCGCGGAGAGCGTCTCGCTGTACCCTCGCGCGTCATTCTCAACGAGGGATTTGTCGCGCACGCGGCTCAGCCGGCAATTGTTGATCGAACCCTGGCCGTAGCCGAACACGATGTTCGTACGGTTCTGGCCACGCCTGGGGGCGACGTACAACTGGCTGTGCTTCGTGCCCGCAAGTTCGATGGGTACGAGCCATGTTTCGACGCCGTCAAGCATCGAAGAGAACTGTTGGATGATGCTGCCGATCGTGGGACGAATGGTGCGTAGATCCATGTCGAGGCTACTGCTCGCAGTGATCCGCCCCACATTGGTCTCGATGCCGGTGTCCCCGTCGTTCGTGTTGGTCGTGTCGATCATCGACTTGATCAGCAGACCGAGATCGGTTGGGACGAACTGTCCCGCGGTGTACCGCTTGTCGAGGATCGCGAGTTGATCGATGGCGGTGACGAGGAGCATGTCCACATCACCATCACTGGTGAGCTCGTCCACCCATACGCTGCCGTAGAAGCGGAGTGTTCGATCGTCAATCGTGCCACCTTCGAGCGTGCGATACGCCTTGATGTAGGGATCCTGCGCGCCGAGTATCGCGATCGCATCCGGACTGGTAGCGGGCAGGAGCATCGACACGATCTGAGCACCCGTTCGTTGCCGCAAGATTCGCACGTCCTGCGCGTGGGCGAGCAGTCCACCCTCGGTGAGTGGGCGTCCGATGCTATCGACGAGTGCCAGTGTCCACGATGCGGGCATTAGCTATTGAGGTAGTCCGGGGCCCATGTGGCTCGCATCGTCGCTCGGTTTGTTGCAGATGCCGTGAACGTGGGGGTGTCTGCGCCCGCGGTTCCGTAGGACACGTAGAACGTCTTTGATCCGCTGAATGGTGCGACGATCACATCGATCGGAGCGAATGACAGTGCGGTGGCTGCGAAGCCGGCTGGAATTCCTATCGATGTATTTCCGAATACCGTTCCCGTTCCCGATGCACCGTCTCGTAGGTTGATCTGGTGTCGGACCGCGATCGCTCCATTGGAAGCTGTCTGAGCGGCGATCTGGATACGCATCGGCGTGACACCGTCGCCGACCACGGTCATATCCAGCTTGTCGCCATTTCCGGCACTGCTGGACGTGAGCTGGTCGTAGCCTCCCGACACTTGGCTATCTGGGATTCGCGCGTGGCCGCCGACCGGATTGAGGTTGGTGATGTTCGCGGTCGTGAGCGTCGTTGCAGTAGCGGGCACCCGAACAGCGGCAACGGCAATCGCTCCCGAGGGGATCGCGGGCCAGTACGTCGTGACGTTCTGCGACGTCGCGCCAGCATTCGGGGTGCCATCCACGATCCGGAACTTGTAACCGGTGTAGGAGCCGCTGAAGTCTTGGTCTTCAACCTCGATGCAAACGAGGTCGATGCGGGGGTTCGTGGCATCCGCAGCGGTCCACGTATACCCGCCATCGGCGAGGGTGTTGTACGGCGCATCCGCAGTGGCGAGACGTGCAAGGTAGACGCCCTGCTGCGACGCGTCCCCCGGAGAGATGAAGCATCGCCCAGCGCCGATGTCGAGGCTCATGTTTGCGCCCGCCGCGCGCTGCGACACCGCGAAGTCGCCCGTCTCGTACAATCCTGGACGCAGGTTTCCCAGCGTGGCGAGTCGCACATCCTGCGCATCGAATGATCCCGGCACGAATGCGGGTGTGGCGCTAACGATTCCAGTGACACCGCTCATCGGTTACCCCCAGGTAGAGCGCATCAGCGCCCGTAGTTTTGTGGTCGCGTCGAAACCGGCGCAGGACAGTTGAAGTGTTGTGGTGCCACGGCCCAGCGTGAACCATGTGGATTCCTCGGGTACGACCGCGCGGATCGTCGTCAACCCATTCAGCTTCACGGCGGGGTTGAAGAGGTTGATCTCCCAGTAGTCACCCGACGCGATCGAGCCGGCGAATACCAATCGCTCGTTCTTCGTCTGGTTGATGACGTGCGGATCGGTCGCTGGTCCGTATATGCGGAGCGCGGGGAATGCTTCGGGGAAGTCGCCGATGTGGTCGACGCTCATGGATCCGCCACCGGATGCGGTGAGCGTGAACGGGATCGTGAGTGGGACAGCGAAGCCGCCGCCACCAGTGGCGAGTGAGATCGAGTCGGTGATCGTCGCGTCCGCATCCTCAGCGAATGGCGTGTCCGACGCGAGCATGATCTGAATGTCCCAACCGCCGTCGTTGATCTTGAACTGGGGATCCTCGAACAGCCACACGCGGGGGAGGTAGATCGGAGTGGATGCGCCCCGGTTCGTCCACTCGAGCGTGCCCGTGCCCTCGCTGCCCATGATCGAGTTCAATACTTCGACGAGTTGGCTGCGCACCGCTTCGACTTCTGCCTCGGTGCCGTAGCGCGGCTCGAGACGCAACGTGAGATTCAGCGTGCCCGCGCCCTTGAAGCCGGGATCGAAGTATGCGCCGTGGCCCTGCGCGCGGCGAAGCATCGACGTGTTCAGCGACGCTTCCCACTCGATGTCACGGAGCCGGGTCACGGAACCATCGGTGCGATCGAACGTGAACGAGCCGCCCGGTCCGGTCAGTGTGTACGCACGGCTGTTGTCTCTCATGCGAGGCCCGCTGTCTGGAACGCGAACGCGGCCTTGCGGGACGCGACGAACGGGTCCGGGTCTGCGCCGTGGTAGTGGAAGTTGAAGGTGCTGCCCCCGCTGCCGGAGAGGCCGGCTTCTGCCATCACGCGGCGCGCGTCGCGTTTGTTCGTTGCGCTGCCGCCGAGGGGGATCACCGCTTCGGGACCGGCTTCGCCCGCGATGCTCATGCCGTCCGTGATACCACCACGGGCGAGGTACGGCAGGCCCGAGAATGGCTTGCCCCCGCCGATCGTCTTGTTGCCGACCTTCACGCTGGGGAGGGCGATGCTCTTGATGCGGGAGATGATGGAGTTCACCGCGTCCTTCAAAGCCTTCGCGAACGCTGCACCCGCTCGAGCTCCCGCACTCGCCGCAGCACTGACGAGTCCCCCGAGTTTGGCCGCGGCGGTGCTGACGAGGCTGCCCGCAGCGGATGCGACCGCGTTCGATACGAGCCCCCACGCTCCCGCGACGCCCTCGCGGATCGAGGTCCAGACCCCGGTAACGCGTCCCACGAGATCCTGTAGGGCGGCCGCTCCTCGTCCCACGACCGCGCCCGCTTGTGTCGCGACGGCTTCAGCGACGAATCCCCATGCCTCGCCAACGGTTTCCCGTACGGAGTTCCACACCCCGACGACGCGGCCTCGGATATCGTCGAGCGCTGCGATCGCACGGTTCACGACGCTGCCCGCCCATGTAGCGGTAGCGTCCGCGATGAGATCCCACGACGCCGCGACGGTTTCCCGCACCGTTGTCCACACGGCGATGACCCGGCCGCGGATATCGTCGAGCCGGGAGATCGTCCGGTTGACGACGCTGCCAGCCCAGTTCTCTACCGCGGTCGCGATCAGATCCCATGCCGCTGCGACCCCTTCGCGGATCGCGTTCCACACGAGCTGCACCGCGGTCACGACGGCCTGCAGGTGGATGCCGATGACGCCACTCATCGCCTGCCACACGCCGTTGAAGATCTGCTTGATGCCTTCCCACGCGGCGGACCAATCACCGCGCAGTACCGCGAGAATGGTCTTCACCACGCCAGCGATCGCGGTGAGGTTCCCGCCGATGATCTGCTCGATCAACTCCCACGCAGCACGCGCTGCACGGGAGATGTCCTCACCGTACTGGGACCAGAATGCTTTCGCCCAGCGGACCCATACGACGATGGTGTCCTTGAGCTCGCCGATGATCTCCTCGACGCCGTCCGCCATCGCCTCGTACGCATCGCGGACGATGTCGCGGACCTCTTCCGAGTTGCGGTACAGCAGAATCCCTGCGACGACGAGCGCACCGATCACCGCGATAGCGATCAGGACAGGTGCGCTGATCGCTGCAATGACGGGAAGTAGCGCGCCGATCGCACCAACGAGCATCCCCGCCACAATCAGCAATGGCCCAACGACAGCGGTAACACCCGCGACCACGAGGATCACCTGCTGCATGCGGGGACTGAGATCGCCGAACCGCTTCGCCGCAGTAGACACGACCTCGGCGATGCGACTGATCGCAGGCATCGCGTGCCGCATCACCGCCTCTGCAGTCTCCTCGAGCGACAGCTTCGCGCGAGATAGTTGCCCCGCGAACGTGTCTCCCGCCGCGCGAGCGGATCCCCCGAACTGTGTCTCGAGTTCCTTCAGGATTATGCCCTGCGCGCCGGCAACATCACCCGCTTTGGTCATCGTCTTGATCTGCTTCTTCTGCTGCTCGGTGAGCTGCACCCCCGAGCGCTGCAGCGCCGTGATGCCCTTCACGGGATCGTTGAGGGCTTTGCCGACGAGCATCGCGGCACTGCTCATATCAGTGCCGAGCGCGACACTCATATCGAGTGCGGCGGCGGTCGCCTTGTCGAAGTTCCCTCCGGCCCTGCCGCCCTCGTTCGAGATCTTCGTGAACGTCAACATGACGTTCGCGCCCTTCTGGATAAGCTCGTCGTCGACGCCGCTCATCTCGCGCAGCTTCATCGCCAACGATTCGATACCGCTGACGCTGGTACGCGCTGAGTTGCCGGTGGACTTGAGCGCTGCAGCGGTCTGCGCAGACGCACGCTCCGCATCCATCAACCCCTTTACGCCCAGCGCGCCAAACGCCACCAGGGGCGCGGTGAGACCGAGCGTCATGCTGGTGCCGATCCCACGCATGGACGCGCCAACGGACTGCATCTTCGGACCAAGCGCCTGCATCTGCGCCTGCGCTCGTTGCACACCAGTGGTGAACTCGCGCATGTCGGCGCTAATGCGTACCTTGAGTTCGCCGAGGTCCATGCCCCACGATTCGCGTGGCGCATGGTTGGGTGCCTACGCGTCCGCCTCCTCAGCGCGTAGCGCCAGTTCGGCGTGGGCGAGTGTCATCAGGCTCGAGCCGCACTGCATGAATTCTGGCCAGCTCATGCCGAGTAGCTCCGCGGCTTGGAAGCTATTGCGTAGCTCGGCGCTGGCTTTCAGTTTCCCGTCTCACGCTCCAACGCGGACTGCCCCAGGTCGCTCATGGTGAATGCGGTCATCAGCACTCGGCTCACCGCGCCCGGATGATTCTCGAGCAGGTAGTCGCGGTCTGCGGGTTCGAACAGTGCGACGCCATTGTGCGGGTCGGTGATCAGATCCGTGGTGTACGGCGAGAGGAGGTTCAGCGGCAGGGTAGCTTCCGCACCACCGCTACCGTCTGCCGAGACGCGCATCGCTGCGAGTACCTTCATGCGCTGGTCGACGTTCAGCTCGCGCACGCAGATACCGTCGGGTGCGATCGGATCATCACCGGTCTGCCACTCGGGGATGTCGACGTGCTTGCTCTTGCGGCTCGACGACTGCATTGCTCGTTCGCGGACGCTGCTCATGTATGCCTACTCTCGGGGGTAGATTCGACCCGACCCAGTCCACGACACTTCCTCGCGGATCAGATCGGTGAGGGACTGTGTGATGCTGTCCTTAGTGATCCGCGCGAACGTCTCGAACCGGAGCCCGGACGTTTCGGAGATCTTCAGGATCAGCACTATCTTCGTACCTTCATCGAGACGCGTGAACCATGCCTCGTCAGCCCACTTGAGCTTGAGGCTGCCGCCACTCTTGCCCTGCAGGACCGCGGGGTTCTCCCACTCGTCACCGAATTCGGAGTCGTCCACGACGTTCGTTTCGATATCCGCGGACCATTCCGTACCACCAGCGACGGTCGTGACGGGTAGGTATGCGCCGTCCACGCGAACATCGTCCGAGGGCTGCAGTGCCACGGCGAAGATGATCCGTCCGCCGACATGCTCGATCGTGTAATCGGATGAGGGGATGACATCGAAGCCACCCCCATCGTCCACTTCCACGACCACGGTGGTCGCATCATCCCAGTACCGTTTCGCTGAGGCGGTGATCTCGTACGTCGTCTGATCGCCCGAATCTGTGCACGCCTCGTTGGTGAACGCGACGGGTGTACCGTCGGCGGCGAGGATCCTTGCGTCGTATCCCTTGAGGCCAGCCATCAGCTAGGAGGGGTCAGCGCGCCCTTGCCCATGACCGCGAACTCCACGGGGATGAGGTTGTTCACCGCGGGGGAGATCGACATCTTCGTGATGAGCCCGGTGCCGCTGTAGTAGTCCGTGCCGTCCGTGTAGAAGCGGCATGCGACGGTCGTACCGCCAAGGAGTGCGGCCTGCAGTGCGGCCTGGTTGGTGTCGTCGAGGTTGATCTTGCCCTTGACGCTGCCACTCCACTTCTTCTGAGTGATGCTGGGGTCTTCCCATGCGTCGCCGAATTCGGAGTCGTCTTCCGTGTTCGCTTCGATGTCGAGCGAGTATTCGTTGATGTCACCGGTCGCGGTGGCTGCGATTCGGAATGATCCTGAGTAGCCCTTGAGGCCTGCCATGCGCGCGTCTCCCGTGGTTTGGGGTTCGCATGGGTGTTCGTGTGCGGCGCGGTTGGGTGCCTACCGGTTAGGGTCGCGTGGTGGTCCGACGGGTGCGCAGCGAAGGTGAGGACGTAGTCAGGCTCGTGGTGCGCGCGGTGACGTTCGTGTGTGCTGCGGGGCATGAGTGGTGGATGGAGCGTGCCACGATCATGCGGGATCCGGATGCCGCGGAGCGTTGCGGATTGTGCGGCGGGGCTGCGGTCGACGCGGTCCCGGAACTCCAGAGTGGACTGGAGCGTCGTGGCGTCGTCGTCGAGTTACGTGGTGGCGACGCGGACGCGTAGCTCGAGGATGCCGTGCCGGGTGATGCCGTCGGGGTCGCGCATGATGCGTGACGATTCGATCTCGCAGGATTCCACGGTGCAGCCGGATACGCTGAGCGTGTACTCGTCGAGTAGATCACCGATGATTCCCATGATCGTCGCGGCTTCCTTCGTGCCCGCGTACTGCGACCAGACATGCAGGGTGCAGACGATATTGCGGCCGTCTGCCTCGAACGTCGCATCCTTCGTAGCGATCGACTCGCCGAGTTGCGCATACGGATACATCATCGGCTGCGGCGGATTGTCGTGCACGCCACCGGTAGCGGCTGCGAGCAGCGTCGCGCTACCGTTCAGCCGGGCGTATACCGCTGTGTTCACTGCGTGCTCGATCCCAACGAGCGTCATCGGTCGATCACCCTTCGAGCGTGCTTCGCGACCGTGTCGGGGAACTCGCGTCGCACCCTCTCACGAGCTGGACGCATATACGGCTGTGCGGACTGCGTCACCGTGCCGTACTCCACATGTGGTGCGTACTCCACGTTCGTGCCCACGTCTGCGGAGAGGCCGTCCTCGCGTCGCTCCACCCCGATGCTGGACCTGAGCCGCCCGGTATCCACTGGCGTTGCACGCTTCGCCGTCGATTCGCATACGAGCGCGGCTTCGCTGACGGCATTCTTCACCGCTTCCGTTACACGATGCCCCGTCTGTCGCAGCAGCCGTGCGAGTTCCTCGTCGCCGTCGATCGTCACCCGAACGTCAGCCACTAGACCGGCTCCTCTACACAGTCGAGCTCGAGCCAGCGATTCTCCTCGTCCACGTTTCGGACGCCTTCGATTTTGAGGATGCGGCTGCGGTGGCTGACGCGCATCGAGGGGAGGATGCCGGCCTGGTATCGCATGCGGATTCGGTGCGTGATGCTGCCTCCGAGTCCGCCGTGCATCATCGATTCACGAGCACCGATCGGCATCACGGATGCCCACGCGGTGACGTGTGTTGCCCACGCATACGTTGAGCCGCCCGCGCCGTCCGTTGTCGCGGTACGCGTCTGAATCGTGATGCGATGCCGGAGATCTCCGGGCGACCGCTGGCCCTTCTCCCGCAGGCGGCTCATCAGATTGGCCGAATCCGGTACGGGCGGGCGAGCTTCCGCGCGAACGAGGGCATCGCGTGCCGGCGTTCTTCGATGCTGGGGTCTTCGGTGCCGTCGATCATCGCTCGCACTGTCTCGATGATCGCCTCTCGCAAGGCGCGTGGGACGTCTGCTGCGGTTGCGCCGTACCCTGCGACGTATCGCACGACGAGCATGTTCGTGGTCCGTGGTGTGGAGGTGGGCCACTCGGCGGCGCCCGTCAGCGTGAACCCACCCGGCTCGCCATACGAATCGACGTGGTAATCGTCCGCGTCGACGACGCTGCCGCTGCCGCTGTCCGGGTAGTACGTCACGCTCGACACGGAGATCAGACGAGGACGGGGCAGGATCACCATGCGTCCGGGGATCTCATCGAACGCTGCTTCGAGCGTCTGTGTGATCAGCGCCCGATTCGTGTACGCCTCCACCGCCTCGCGAGCTGCGACGATCGCCGCCGTAACCTGCGTGTCCCGGTCTGACCCGTCGATCGACAGCGCAGCTTTCGCTTCCGTTGCGGTGACGGGTTCGATCGCGGGTGCGGTGTAGACCTTGACCTTCACGGGGTCTTGCCCTTGCGCCGTGATGGCCCCTTCCGCGCAGTGTTCTTACGCGGCTTCACCGGCTCGGAGGGTAGCGGATCTGCCTGTGACGCTACGGGCACCGCTACGGGCTCTGAGGCGTCCTCTGCGTCGCCCTCCATGATGAAGCACCGCGACAACACGGGAGACAGGTCGTAGACCTCGCCCTCCACATACGTCGCAGGGTTGAGCCCATCATCACACCCGACCTTCGTGTTCAACATCCTGACCAGCATCGCAACCCCCTGAAACGAATGCGGGGCCGAGCCGAGCAAACCGCTCCACCCAGCCCCGCAACTAGACCCCTACGACTACTACGCCGGCTCGGTCTGCGAATCCGCAACACCCGAATGCCGAGCATGGCCGAGCAGCGCAACCGCGCCCACCAGGTTCGCACCCGTCGTGGACGTCGACACCAGCGACAGGCGAACGAATCGCTTCGACCCGATGTAGCCGATCTTCGCCGTATCGGAATCGTTGTCCTGATCGAGCGTCGCACCAGCCTCGGTGCCGATCAGATCAGCATCCGCCACCGCGGTTGCCGTCCCGAAACCCACGACCGTATCCTCCTCGATGAGAGGAACGAGATTCGCGTCCGCGATCGCACCCGTCGCGATGACAAACTCGACACCCTCGAACCCGAGCGTATCCACGATGACGCCGGCTGTGGTGGTATCCGACGTGATGCTCTGCGGCGCAAGCGCCACGACCGCCTTGATGCTGTGATGTAGATCCTTGCTGGCCATGATGTTCTCCTATTGCTTGTGAACTATGCGAGGTCGATGACTGCGGACACGATCGGACGATGGAAGCCCGGCGAATCGACCCAGAGGTACTTCGCGGTGGCGTCACCAGCGTGGGCGATGCTGAGGACCAGCACACCAGCGGTGCTCGAGATGCAGTCGAACAGGAGGTCGTCGACGTGCTCCGTCAGCAACGCTCCCGTGGTTGCGGTGACCGTGATCGTGTCGTCCGCTGCGATCACACCCGTGGTAGCAGAGCTGGACAGCCACGCGCGAACCGGCCGCGCATTGGCGACAGCAACACCCGCTGCGTCCTTCAATGTGACCGTCACCGCAATCGCATCGCCGCCCTCGGCTGCAACCGCTACGGTGCTCTGAGCGCGGCTGGTGATCCCGCCGATCTCGTTCAGCTCCGCGCTCGTCGCCGACACCGAGGTGCCAGCGATCTCGAGGACGCCACCCGATTCGATCGTGATGGAACCACCGTTGCGCACCAGGAGCTCGTCGCCCCCCGCTACTCTGCGTACCTTGCCTGCCATGCGAATACCCCTCCTCGATCTCTAGTCGTGGTGCTGGATCAGGTGCTCATCACACCGGCGCGGATCGCCTCGGGAAGCACGACCTGACCACCGCTGCGCTTGCGGAACTGGAGACCGACCGCGCCCTCGTCAGCGAACTTCTCGACGAGGCGCTGCATCTCCATGCTGATCCGATCAGCCCACACGTACCCCTTCTTGAAGTCGCCCACCGCGATGCTCTTCGCAGCGGATGAGATGTCGGGCATCTCCTCGACGAGCCGGTAAGGCTTCCCGAGGATCGTGCTGGGCATGTCCGCGGCGAGGCCCTGCTGCCAGATCGGGTTGTCGTTGCCGTCCGTGATGGTGCGGACCACGCCGAGAGTGGCGAGGTTCAGCGCCCACGTCGCGTTCATGAAGTACGGGGTCTTGAGTGCGTGGAGCAGCTCGACCATCTTCGCGTACGTGGGGACGGTGGTCGATCCCAGGTTCGTCGTCGCGAGATCCGGGTGAACGAGGAAACCCTCAGCCTCCTCGACGCCCGTGCCGGACACGAACTCTGTGCCCTCCTTGACTGCGAACTGCTCGGTCGCTTCCTCGTTGATGATCTGCTCGAGGTTGACCTCGGTATCTTCGAGGTCTTCGTGCGTGACCTTCACGAGTGCGTGGAGTGCGTGAACGGGGATGCGCTCGCGGCCCACGGTCCAGCCCGTCGTCTCCGAACGGGTCGAACCCTCACCGATGCGCACTGCGGCGAACGTGCCGGTGCGCTTCGGGTAGGACACGGCCTGTCGCCCAGTGGTGCGGACGGTGACCATGTCACGGAACGGGGTGTACTCGATCGCGCCCTTGATGATCTCGTTGACCATCTCGTCCGGTGCGAGGAACCCGCCCTTCGTATCATCGCCCCGCGTGAGGGTCTTGATGACGTCGGGACCAGCGTTGTGACCCTTGCGCATGTACTCGATGAATGCAGCCTTCGTCTCCGCTGCATCGCCCTGGTCGTTGCTGCGGCCGGGGCGGCTCATCTTCACTTCGATGTCGTCCATGCGACTACCGAGCGTTTCGAGCAGTCCCTTCGTCTCCGCAGTGGCCTCACCGTACTTGGTGATCTCAGCCTTCTGCTCGGCCGTAGCCTTCTTGAAGTGCTCGAACGTGGATGCGAGATCGTCGTGGAGCTGCTTGATCTCGGTGGGCTGGGTGTCGCTCATGCTGCCGGGTCTCCTTCGGAAAGTTCTCGGCTGATCAGCGCGACCAGCTCCTTCACTCCTGCAAGTTCCACAGGGTCGTGGTTGGGTGCCTGCAAAGACTTCTCTTCGCGGGGTTGGTCTGCGTCGAGCGCTGCCTGCAACCGTGTGATGGTCGAGGCGATCTGCTCACGCTCACCGGTGGAGAGTGTGCGCGTGGGCATACCGAATGCTTGCTTGACGCTGTCGACGACCGCGGCGGGGTTCGCGGGGAACGTCACGAGGCTCGTCTCCCACGTCTGCACCGCGAGGATCCTCAGCACCCCAGCTTTCGCGTCGAACGCTGCGCCACCGTCGGGGATGTTGAAGCCGATGCTCATCGCACCGATCGCACCCTGCTTCAGCAGTGCGTACGCCTCGCGGCCCTGTGTGGTCTCGAGGTTGATCTCACCCTTCGCAACGAGATCTCCGCGCTGATCGGTGGACAGGTGGATAACGCCGATGGGTTTGCCGGGGTCGTGCTGCCAGAGCAGAACCCGTGTTGCACCGTTCTCGGTGAGGTCCGCATCGAATGCGCCCTTCTCGATGACCTCGTGGTGCCGGTCGAGAACCCCGACAGCACTCGCGATGCCCGTGAACACGCCGAGCGTCGCGGTGGATTCCGCATCGACGGCCTTCACCTCGAGGGGGAAGTGTTTGACGACGGGCGCGGCTGGGTGCAAAGCGGGAGTGGTCATGGTCCACTCGTTCACCCACGACGCGGTTGGGTGCCTACGCTGGCACGTACCCCACGGTGCAGCGGCACTGGATCACCTGCGACGCATCCGCACCTAACGAACCATCACCGGGGAATAGCAGCTCGGAACCATCGACCTCGAACGGCTCATCCATCGGCACCGTCTTGGCATCCATCGCGCCATGCGCGGACCGCTCTCGTCCGTCACGCGTCGCGATCCACTCCTTCTGCAAGTCGAGACCGGTGGATTCCGCGGCGGCGACACTCCCCGCATTCGACGCCTGCACCACTTCCGTACGAGCGATGACCTCAGCCCTGCGGGGGATGACCTGCTCGAGTTGCAGCGAGTTGATGCGGGAGGCGATGTCGGGCACGCTCAACCCTTCTTCGATCGCCGTTGCGACGATGCTGCGGATCTCACGCTTCGTCGTGTCCGTGATCCGGGTGACCTTCCGCGCCACGGCCCGCTTCACATAGCGCAGGACACCGTCACGCCAATCCCCCGCGGCTTTCGACTTCTCGGACGCGTCGAGATCCCGCAGTGTTTCTTCCGCGAATGGTTCTGCGATCTGCAGCGCGAGCTTCTCCAGCGTCGTGCGCCACTCATCCTTGCCAGCGTCGATTGCCTGCTCTGCACGCTTCAGCACGGCGGCGGGGTTGGGTGCGTCGGCGACGGCTTTCCCGATCGCATTGTTCTCCGCTCGCAACCGAGCAGCAGCCGAGTCCCGCGCTTTGCCCACCACCCGTGAGCGCTGCGCGTCAACACGCTTCCAATGCGCCGCCTTCCGCTCCTCAGTTCCGAGGCTCAACGACTTCTGTTTCGCGGCCGGCTCAGGCTCGTCATCATCGCTGGGTGGTGTCTCCGCGGGTGGCTCCCCTTCGCTTCCACCTCCACTCGACTCCGATCCCAGTGGAGCAACCGAGAACGGCACCAATACCACGTCACCCGCACCACCAGGAAGAGGCTCGTACCCCTTCAGCTTCCTCGTCTCATCAATCGTCAAATCCTTCGACGCATCCGCTCGCGCCCACCGCGCGTTCTCGTCCTCCTGCAACGCGTCAATCGATTCGGACAGGTACACGAGGCGTACATCGCCGCCGAACATCGGAGCAAGCCACCCGTTCAACGCGTCCCGAATATCGTCGAGCTCGGGTAGCACGCCCTCCGTGTACAGTGCTTTGCGGGCTTCTGCCGCGTTCGAGTACTTCTTCTCACCAGCACCGCTGAGGAATTCTGCGGGTACGCCGATGACCTGAGCGAACTTGAGCGCGAACATACGCTGCGCCTCGAGCATCTCCATATCCTTCGGAGACGTCGCCGCGGACTGCCACGTCAATCCACCCTCAAGAAGCTGCGGCTTCCCCGACTGGGTCGCGTGACCCCACGTATCCATCGACTTCTTCAACCGGGCGAACTCGGAGTCCGTCAGCTCGTCATCACTCCGCAGAAAACCGGGAGGGATACCACCGTTCTGCAGCAACCCGAGGTTGAAGTCCGCCGCACCCGTCGCCTGGTCGATCATCCGTGCGACCGACTCGAGCGGGCTCATGCCGTAGAAATCGTCGAGGGGGTGGAAGCGGGGCAGGTGCAGCAGGTGGTCCGGTTCGATCCGCTCCCGGTTCCCTCCGACGCGGTATTCGTAGTAGGCGACGGGGTCGATCGCGCTGAGGCTGGGCTTGATCTCCATCCGGGGGACGGGCAGTACCCAGAGTTCTCGGGGTGGTCCGCTGGGCTTCGTGTTGCGTGCGAGGTAGAACTCGCCGCCGATCAGCCGCCACTTCACGAGGTCGCGGATCATGCGGGTGCCGCTCATCTTCGGATTCGGTCGACGTAGCAATGCGAGCATGGGGTGCTCGTCGAGCGCTTCCCACTCGCCGCGTACGTACCTCTCGACGCCCCAATCCACCGCACCCGCCGCGTTTGAGAAGATCTCGATGGCGGAGTACACGTCGGGATTCGACATGTACCCCTCACGGGCGAACCCTTCGACGTTTGTGGTGCGGTACTGGGGCCTGCCACCGTAGAACCCGAGCGTGGCTCCGGCGACGGGGGATTCCTTGCGACGGCTGAAGGGGTTACGCATCCCTCCATATGCGACCTGCTGACGGTTGGGTGCCTACGCCAACGAGCGGATACCAACCCGTGGACGTTTACGCACCGGAGCGCACAGCATCACCACTGCATCACCCGCATCGGGGGAGCGCTTCAGCCGCTTCTTCGTCTGGTCCTTCGGCTCAAGCGCACGCCGCCCTCGGCTATCCAGCTTGTACCTGGGTGCGACGAGATCCGCGCGAAGCTCGAGGTCCGGGTCGAGGTCGAGGTCGGGCAGCATGTCGCTCAGGTTGAACCAGGCTTCGCTGCGCGCGTTCGGGTAGTCGTCTTCGGCTACGGCTCGTTGCCCACCGTTGAAGGCCTGCACGTCGATGTCGGGTGCCGTCTCGCGCAGGCGGTCGGTTACGCCTCCTCCCACGCCCGTGTCGTCGATGTGCACGACGGTGACGCCAAGCTTCCGTGCCCAGCGCAGCGTCGCTCCGGCTACCTGCATCGTGTCGTTATGGTGCAGTGTCTCGACGAGGCGGATGCGCGGCCCCTCCCGTAGCGCGATCACCGTACGATCGTCACCGAATCGCGCGACGTCCACCGCCAACCGGCGAGGCTCACCCGCGGGTAGGGTGCGATGCTGTGCTGCTTCGACTGCACCGAGCCCCATCGCACTGCTCGATGCCTGCTTCGGGAACTCGCCGAGTACGCGAACCCGGTACACGTCCGAGTCTCTGCCGTACCGTGCAGCCATATCCTCGGCCCAGCTACGGCTTGGCAGCTTGCGGGCGACCGCTTCCGGTACATCCTCGCCGGTGAAGTTCGGCGTGTCCTCGACGCTGATCGTGATCGTATTCCACGCATGTGCCTCGCTATTGAATGCTCGGTGGAACTGGCCCGTTACCTGTGTGGGGTTGCCTGCGAGAGCGATGCGACTGTTCGCGCTCGTCAGGTATCCCTCGCCAGCCTCGAAGATCGCTTCATCCACACCGCTGGCTTCGTCGACGAGCAGCAAGATGTTCTCCGCGTGGTGACCCGCGAAGCGTTCGGGTCGGTCGGTGGATAGCCCGATCGCGAACCAGTCCGGTGCGAACTCGAGCTTCGTCGCGCCGAGCGTGCCACCAATCGGTACGAGCGCTCGGTCCACGAGGCCCGCAACCTCGCGCCATAGCAACTGCTCTACCTGGGTCCACGTCGGCGCGGTGCTGATTACGCGACTGTTCGCATACGCGGAGAGGAACCAGAGCAGCATTACCGCTTCCGTGAACGTCTTCCCCGGTCCATGACACGAGCGGATCGCTGTACGAGGATGGTCGCGGACGCTCTCGACGGCTTCCACTTGCTTGCTCCACAGGTGAACGCCGAGGATGTTCCGAGCGAACCACGCGGGGTCACGACGGATCCGTTCAATGACGCCGCGCTCTACGTCAGCGCTCATCGTCGGCTGCACGCTGTGCGAGAGCCGCGAGCGTCAACGGCGCTCCATCCTTGCCCGTGAGCTCCACGCGGTGAGCAGTCCGGAGCCGGAGAATCGCGGTAGCAGCAGCCAACCGATCGGACGCCCGCGCCTGCGGATCCTCAGCGACTTCGCGCAGCACGCCCCACGCCATATCGTCGGTGGCGCTACCCATACCTGCGCGCACGCGCGCGGCCAGCGGCAGGAAGGAATCGTATGGCTCCTCGCCTGTTGCGCCTCTCGCTTCCCAGTTGCGGAACGTGCGTGGTTCGATGCCGATCGCCTTGCAGACTTCCTTGATCGTGAGGCCGTCATCAGCGATACCGTCGAGGTTCGCGACGAGCGCATCGTCCAGTTTCGAGGGGGCAGCCATACCCTCTACGTTCGCTCCGGGTCCGTATGGTGCCTACGCTGCGCACCAGCACACACGCGGCACCAACGGAACCGGCGGCTCGGCTGATACGACCACCCGAACCAGTGCGGACACAACCGCCACACCCCGCGAGGGCGACGCACCCACTCGTAGCTCACGACTCGCTCGACGCTGTCGCACCACACGCACACGCAAGCGTCTGGACGTGCCACACATGGTCCCCCTCCACACAGGGATCACCCATGCGTAGCGGGCGGGTGGGCTGCGTCTCGATCCGTGCATGCGTCCCGAGGCCCGGTGTCGTCGCTTCGATCAGCACGTCTCGGATATCCGCGAGCACTACCCGCAGTTCCTTGAGTTCTCGTGCGTCGCCTTCGGTCCAACTCATAGTTCTTGCTCCTCGAGGTAGTCGAACATCCCACCACGACGGGGCGGGCGGATCTGTCCCGCTGGCACACGGCCGAACGTGACGGGGTTCAGGCGGCGGCGGATGTCCTCGCCCGTTTCACCCATCTCGACGAGTGCTTGCATCGCTTCGACGATGTGCGCAGCGATGCGTTCGGGGAGACCGGTGGTGGCGGTGATCGCCGCAGCGGTACAGGAAACGTGGAGGGTGACCCCGCCAGGGCGTTGGTCGCTGGGGAGTTCCGCCATCATGCGGCGGATCGTGATGATCGGCCCGTCGTATACCGCGGATCGTCCACGTTCGTCGAGACGGTTCCCTCGTTTCGCTCCGACACTGCCCAGGCGTTGGCGGCATTCGTCGCAGCGTTTGGGGGGTGCGCCGATTCTGTGCTTGCGGATGATGGGATTACCGCATTCACAGGTGCCGGCGTTCACGGGTTGTCCCTCCACTCGCGGTCTTGTGCGGTGAGTGCTGCGCGGATCGCGCCGTGTGCTTCGTCGAGGCGGGGAGAAGCGTCGGGTCCGAGCATGCGCTTCCGGTCACACTCATCACGGTACGATCGTAGGGCTTCCGTTGCGATGCCTTGCAGCCGGTGCCACTCTGGCTGGTCCCCCGTCATCCGAGCCTCCTAGAACGGCACGTCGTCGTCTGCGACCGATACGCCTACGGGTACGAAGTCCGACGTATCCGGAGCCTGAGCCGGGGCCGGGGCGTCATCCCGAGCGTCGAGGAACTGCAACTCAGTCCCCACGACCTCAACCTTCGAGCGTTTCGCACCGTCCTTCTCCCACTGCGAATACTCGAGCCGGCCGGTGACGCCAACCCGCTTGCCCTTCGCGAGGTGCTGCGCTGCTCGTTCGAAGCGTTCGCCGAAGAATTTCACGTCGAAGAAGTTGGCTTTGTCGACCCACTCCCCCGCCGTATTCTTCTGCCGTCCGTTCACCGCGATACCAAGCAGTACGATCGGCATCCCCGCACTGGTATGTCGCACATCGGGATCCCTCGTGAGGCGGCCCACCACGGTGACGTTGTTGAGATCAGCCATGCTTGCGCCCCTCGCGTAGTGCGATCACAGCCTGCCGCGACTCCTCGAGGTCATCTATCACCCGATGACACGTGTCGAGGTGGTCGATCAGATTCCGGATACGACGGAACGGGCGAAACCGGTACGGCTCCGCTGCCTGCGCCGCGTTCGGATGAAGCTCGTACTTTCGGCGGCTCCACCGTGGTCGGCATGGGTCGGGGTGCATCATCGGTCGGCCTTCCAGTCGAAGTACATGACAACCCCAGCCACAGCCACCACGAGGCCCGTGACGAGGGACAGGGCGATACAGAGCGCGAGCGTCATGCGACCACCTTCCGCGGCTCGAACCCGAACGTGCCGGGCGCGAGCGATTCGTCGAGGAACACCGGCAACCCGTACAACGTCACGCCACACGACGCCGTCGCCTCGGGAAGCTCGGGGCGCAGGTCGTCCCACGCCTCAACACTGAGCTTGAGTGAGCCGGGGTCGTACCCGTGGCTACGCGTCTTCGAGAGAACGCTGCGGAGGGCGGCTACGGCGCTCATCGGATCCTCCACGTCTTCACGGTGCGATGACCCCACGCCCGGCACGACCCCACACCCAGAGCGCGAGACGTTGCCTCGGTCACGTCGAGATCCCGGCCACGCACAAACGGCCCGCGATCTATCACCGACACTTGGACTTCCACGACACCTACTCGGACGATCAGGCGAGTGCCGAGCGGCAGCGTCTTATGCGCCACCCCGAGCGTCCCGTGCCGGAGCGTCGTACCGTTCGCCGTCGAGTTGAACCACAGTCCCGGCCCGTAGCACGACGCGACCATCCGCACCGGAGCAGGACGCGGCACACTCCCCACGCTGCCGGCAGCGGCTACCGCATGAGACTGGGGAGGGACTGCGGCAGCCGCGCCAAGCAAGCAGAGCACGAGGAAAGCGAGGGCAACGAGACGCTTCGGGATGACGTCGAGCGCGTCGGCGGTGGTATGGGCGGTGGCATCGCGACATCCAGACGCAGAAAAACCCCGCGTTGAGCAGGGCTTTTCTAGGTGGAGGCGGCGGGAATCGAACACTTTCTGAGCCATACCGAGAGTGTACCCAACGCATCGGATGTCGTACCGGTGCAGGCTTTTCAGGTGTTTGCGGTCGCAGCCCGCGACACGGGGGATGCGCCACGACGGTGGCATGCAACGGTGGTATCGCTACAGGTGAGCGAGGCTGGCGTCGGCGAGCTTCTTGACGGCCGTCTTGCGCTTATCGAATAGCTGCGCGTACCGCTCGACGGTGACCTGCATGTTCGCGTGCCCCATCCACTTCGTGATCTCAGCCTCACCGATACCAGTGGTCTGAATCAAGATCGACGCGTACGTGTCCCGCAGCTCGTGCAGGTCGAAGTGGATCCCGCACGCCTCACGGATCTTCGGCAGGCGCTGCCCGTACCAGTTGTTCTCCTTGAGCGGCTTCCCGGTACGAGTGCAGAACACGAGATCCACATCGTCGGCCCGCTCCTCCCGCCACACCTTGAGCGCCCGCACGCCCGGCGACAGGATTGGCACGACCCGGTGCAGGTCACTCTTCGTGGACTTGAACGACGAGTCGAGATCCAGGGACCGCACCAGCGTGATCGTTTCCGCCTCAAGGTCCACGTCCGACCATCTGAGCGCCCGTAGCTCGGACCACCGCAGCCCCGCATACGCCGCCACCTGAATCATCGTCGCTTCCCGCAGGTACTCGCACGCTTCGGCGATCCGCTGCACCGTCTCAGGCGGGTACGGATTCGCCGGCTTCGGCTTCGGCGCTTTGACGCGGCGCACGTCGTCGATCATCACGTTCGCGCATAGCCCCTCAGAACGGCCCCAGCGGACCATCGCTTTCAGCGTATCGAGGGTCTTGTTCACGGTGCGAGGGCCTGTGCCCTGCGAGGTGAGCTTGTTCCGCCAGTCCCGCAGCTTCTTCGTCGTGAGGCGGCTCACCATTATCGACCCGAGATACGGCAGGATCCGCTTCTCGTACTGGCAGACGTAGTCCTTCTTTGTGCGCTGCGCCAATCCCTCGACGTGTTCCTGCATCCAGATCGCGCCGAGCTCCCGAACGGTGATTCGCTCGGTGTCGGCGGTGTTCCGCGCGCTCTTCGCCGCGTTCCACTCCCGCGCCTCGGCATGCTTGCGGAACGATTTCTCGTCGTAGCGTTGCCGCCCGTCCTCGTCTCGGCGGTAGTTCCACCTGACGATGTACAGCGGGCGTCCTGCCTTGCTGGTACGGATGAGGGCCATAGGCCGCGCAGTCTACGCGGGTCGGCGCATCGGTACGACGGTCACCGATTCTCGGTACTCCGGGTTGCGTAGTCGATTGGCCGTGACGCACTCACGGTCGGGTTCGATGGTGTATGCCGCTTCGATCTCCGCGAGCTGGTCCGGGGTGAATCGTAGGAGGCGGCCGACTCGGACGTGTGGGATGCGTCGTTCTCGGCACCAGCGTTGGATGGTGCGGACGGTGTACCCGGTCTGGTCGGCTACTTCGTGTGGTGTGAGCCACCCTGTGCGGTTCATGCTGTCCTGCCGATCGTTTCTGCGTACCAAATCGCTGCCCACGCTTCGCCTTTCACTGCGACCACGAGCGCCCATTCCGCCGTCGTCAGCGCTTCCCGCGGCACCCGGCCGTGAGCGGTCGTATGGTGATCCGTGTGGCACGTGCGGCAGAGTGGGATGATGTTGTCTGCGCTGTCGATCCCGTCCCGTGTTCGGGGCCATACGCCTCGTGGGACGAGGTGATGCGCTTCGACCGGGCCACGCTGGCAGACACGACAGGGCTTGCCGGTGATCTTCGCTGCGATCACGTCTCCCGCGATTCCTGTCCTGTTGCGTGCGCGTTTGCGTCGCCCTTTGCGTGCGGCTTCGATGCGTCGGCGTTCGTTGTACTCCTCAAGCCGGCTCACGATGCTGCCTTTCGGGGTGCTTCGATGATGGTCCGCTCCCAGCCCGGTTCGGGGCAGTGCCGTTCGAGGTCTGCTTCGACTTCGCTGCGAGTGTCGCGGTGCGTGGTGAAGATGAACGCGTATGGTTCGGTGCGGATCGCGTGTCCGTAGTACGTGACGCCGTAGAGGGGTAGGCGGTCGTTCACGCCGTGTCCTTTCGTTCGACGAGCCGGAGCCGCGCCACGTTTCGTTCAATCCGCATCCGTCCCACTCCGCACACTTCGGGACTGGGCACCTGTGCGGGGTCGGGGCTGAGCGGGTGTTCACACCACGGACAGAACCCAGGATCGGCCGGGTCGGGAATCACCGAGGCGTTGCACCAATGGCAGTAGACCGTCACGACGCACGCTCCAACGAGCACCGCTCGATGTGCTCGAGCCACGCGAGGGCCACTGCCGCGACCTCCCGAACCGATGACGCAAGCGCCGACGCGCTACGTGCGTGCTCGACCCGCGCGAACGACTGCCGCAAGTCCTGCATCGCGTCCACGTGAGCCGCATACGTCCGCCCCTGCGCCTCGTCGAAGCTCCTCGGGGTGCGTCCCTTCGGTCGGGGCGCGAAACCCGCGGCTACCATGCCGTCGTTCCACGATCCGAACAGTCGCTCGACAGTGTCCTGTGAGGGCCAGTCGCCCTCCTCGAACGCGGTGATACCGTCGAGCCACTTCCGCGCCTTCTCTGACGCGGCGCTGCTCATGGTCCGAGCGCGAGCGGGGTTCCACTGCGCGGCCGATGGTGGCTTGCCGTGGATCTCGGCCCAAAGCGCGATGCGTTCGGCGACGTTCTCGCGGGTCCAGCTCGCGACATGTCGGTTTCCTCGTCGTGGATCGGTGCTCATGCCGCACGCTCCAGCTCGATGCCGTCGTCCCACGGGTGCGATGGATGGTCGGACGAGTCGGGCACGCCGGGCGTCGTGACCATGCACGCGATCACCCACCCGATCGGTGGGAGTGCTGCACGCCACGCCTCGTACCGGTCCCACTCCTCGTCGGTCATGGGGTACGAGCCGTCCTCCTCTCGCCAGATCAGATGATCCGCACAGATGACACGCTCACCGTTCGTCGCGGCGATCCAGGCGCGCTTGCGCTCGAGCACGAACGGTGGGTGTCCGGGGTAGAGCTTGGCTGAACCGGTGACCTTCGGCGTCCGCCCGCCGCGGCTCGCGGTGCGCCGGGAGCGTTCAATCGCTGTCTCGAGCGCGGCGAGTGCGTCCGCTTCCGTCTCGAACCAGTCCATGCGCCCGGTGCCGCCCATGCCCCAGTCGGTCTGGATGGAGTACCAGCCCGGTCCGGCATCGACGGTGAATAGGTCGAGTTGCAGGGGGGTGGTCATGACTGCCCACCACCAACCGCGTGCCAGACCTGTCCCTGCTCGGATGCGATCTCAGCTATGCGGCGTCGGTGCCATTGGCGCATGACCGCGTTCGTCACGTCCACATAGAGGGCTGCGTGCCATGCAGCGCGGCGAGCTTGCGCCTCGGGAGACTGCGATAGGGCGGCGCAGTCGTCGCACATGGACGTCCAGAACGATCCGTCGTCGTTGCAGACCATGCAGGGCCGCTTGCGGGTGAGCGTCATCGTGTCCCCCGCTCCGCTCGCAGGGCCGCCACCACTTCGTCGCATGCCGGAATGGTCGCTTTGAGGAACTCCGTTTCCCACTGGGCGCGTTCGGCTTCGATGAGCTTGAGGATGCGTTCGCGTTCCCCACGCGCACCCTCAGCCTCATGCGCTTCCGCGATCCCGTCACACTCGAACCGATACCGGCCCTGGTACGCCTCGCCCCGACACCCGCACACTTGGCAGGGCTCTTCCTCGTACGACCCGTCGCGCGGCGTCATTGTGACGCCTCCCCACCCGCAGCCTCACGCTTGACGTTCACGAACGTGACGGGCGTCGTCTGCGCCATGTCGTCGCCACTCTCCGGGGCCGCGGTGTCCCACCACCACACGCATCCGGGGTCCTGCTCTCCGATCAACGGTAGCTGCTCCCGGTCGCCGCTCTCGGTGTCGATGAACCGGGACCAATGCTGGTGAGACAGTTCCTCGTCCGCGCACGGCTCGAGGGTCCACGATCGGGCTGGATCGTCGGCATATCGGGAGGCACACTCACGGAACAGCGGCCAGAACGCATCCGGGTCGAGGTGCTGCCCGAACACGACGATACTGTGCGGGCTGTCTCCCGCTTCGACCTCGTGGATGACCTCGGCTCGCAGCTTGGTGCTAGGCATGGTCGTGTCCTTTCGTAGTGGAGAGCAGAGCGTCAGCATCAGCGAGCACAGGGTCCACGGTGTCGCGCTCGAACGGGGAGCCGTTGTAGTCGGTCCCGTTCTGGTATGCAGCGAAGTCCCGGAGTGCGTCTCGGAGGCGGGTGGCGAGACTGCGTAGAGCCACGACCTGATCGTCCAACTCGCGCAGGTTCCGCCACGTCAGCCCGGTGCGGACGCCCCGTGCGATTGCGTTGCTGGTCGCGAGGATCGCGAACTCGTCGAGCCGGTCGGCAGGGATGTCGTATGCGGCGATCGTGTGCTGTAGTGCCTCGTGGGCGTTGGTCGGGACTGTGAGTGTGGTGGTGTCAGCGTTCATCGCTTCCCCCTCGGGTAGTGGGCTCGACCTGCTCGGTTTCGCAGTGCTCGTTGATGAGGGCGAGTGCCTCGGCTGCCGACACGCGGCCGGTTTCCACCTGCACCAGCGCGATCATTAGCTCGTGCTGGCTGATGACGTAGTACGGGCTGGATTCAGGCATCGTTCGGTCCTCCGTCTGCCGGAGCACACTCAGCGCAGTACGCTTCCTCGGACACTCGCGCTGTGATCTCCGCCATGCAGAGCGACGACGAGCAGGGACGGGACACGACCGGGTCCGGCCCGAAGCTGCGACATGCGCCGTACTGGACAGCGACACACGTCCATTCGCCCTCGCTCCCGCGCTCCGGGTCGAAGTGGTCCTCGGATTCGCCGCACGCTGGGCACGTCGGGTCGTCTGCCGGAGCCTGCGTAGCCGCATCGTTTGAGTAGTGACCACATGGGACGCACTGGCGGATCGCTCGCCCGCCGTGCTCGACAGGTCCGGAGAGTGAAGCTGCTACCCATCGTTGGCTTCCGCACGATCCGCACCGCCACACTGCCGGAGCCTGCGTAACCGCATCCAGCGCCTCGGTGATCTCGCGGTGCAATCGCTGCGACGGGTGCATGACGTCGGCACACTGGCGGAGCAGTGCGGTGAGTTCGGTGACGCGAGCCTCCGCCCGCCGTCTGGCCTCGTCCGCTTCGAGGCGCAAGGTGCCCGAACGCGCCTGCTCGGCGAGGGCCTTGTCCCGCTCACCCTCCGCGCGGTCCCGTTCGCGAGCGATCTGACCACGTGCCATGACCTCGACGCTCGTCTGAGCACGTGCCTCGTCCCGTTCGGCGGTCAACTCCTCGATGCGGTCAGCCATGTCCTTGACGTAGCAGCAGAGCGGACGACTGCTCATGATGCTCGACCCGGCTGCCGCTTCCGCCGCTCGCAGGTGGTTTTGGGTCGAGGCAAGCTCCCGCTCCAACTCCTCGATGCGTGCGTGCAGGGCAGGAGCCTCATTCACAGCGGCAACGATCTGGCCAGCGTGCTCCTCGCGAACCAGGCCGATTCCGGGATCTCCCTCGACGTGGTCCGCGTGAACGATGACCGTTCCGCTTGCTACGAGGCTCAGGGGTAGGCGTAGTGTCTGCTCGTCAGGCATCAGACACCCCCGCCGTGTACTTCGCGATACGCCGGTCGCCCTGCCACACCACGGCCATGTACGGGTGCTGGGCCGCGAAGTCCTCCGCGTCGGGCCGGTATTTGAAGCGGGCGATTTCCTCCTCGTCCGATTCGATGCGGACGCTGAACCATTCCTTGCTCATGGTGCGCCTTTCTCGGTAGGGGATTCGGTAGAGGACTTCCACTCACCAGCACGCAGCGCGGCGGCAAGCTCAGGGGCATCGATGTCGGGACGTTCAAGGAATGCGGCGACGCTCTCCACCGTCCGCCACTCCATCTGCACGAGGTACGCACACGTCTCCGCCTGCCTGTGCTCCACCTCGCCCGCGCCATTCGAATGCTCGATCGTGCCGCACGCGAACTTGCCGTAGATCGCATTCGCACCGCGGAACGGAAGCGAGCAGAACGGGCAGGGCGTGCCGGGCTCACTGGCGACGGCTCCAAGCTCGGGGTCGGTACTCGGATTCACGAGCCACCCCCAACCGCACGCAGCCGACGAGCCATCGGCAGAATCCCCGTCAGCTCACCCGCACTACTACTCAGCGGACCAAGCTCCGTCATCCACCCCGCACATTCCAGGATCGCGGCTGCCATTTCCGGAGCGAGCGCAATCAGCTCCGCATCGGCAGGGTTCTCGAACTCCATGTCGCACGCATCGGGCGTCGTGATGAACGGCAAGCCGTACGGGTGGGTGTCGGACGCCTTGTGCCAACTACCCGACTTCGCTCGATAGAGCCACGGCCCTTCGGTCCACGGATGCCCGTTCACGACTTGCCTCCGATCACCGTGTCGAACCGAGCAAGCGCCGCCATAGCTGGACCCTCACTGCCACCGCAGTAGCAATCACCCGGACCCATGCAGTCGTGCTTGCTCCACCAGAACCGGACAGCTTCGGCGAGGTCGCGAGCGATGTCATCCACCACCACGTGCGAATTGCTCAGTTCCTCGACGCCTTCGTGCAGGTGGTTAGAGCCGCTCCCCCATGGACCCACCACGGGCCGCTCGTCGGGCTTGAGGTAGTCAGCGTCACGCATCCCCATCACCCAACCCCGCCAAGAACTCGCGAACCATCGGCGCACGACTGAACAAGTGCCGATCCCGATACATCCCGTCGAGCTCGTCGCCGTAGATCACGAGGCTGATCGAACCATCGACACGGATCACGGCATCACCGTCATCGTCGATGCTCCACTCAAACCCTCGAGCCTGCTCCACGATCTCGGCGCGTATCTGCTCTACGCTTGTCATTGTTGGTCCCTTCATGGTTACTGGAATCCGTTTCACGGCCGTTTCACGGGGGATTTCCCGCGATCCTGGGGCCAATTGGTAGTACGGGTCGAATCGGGGGTCACGCGGCGCTACCACGATCCGAGCCGACAACCTCGTCGTACTCCGTGTGACGCACCGCCAACCGCTCCGCAAGCTCAGCCGCCTGCGCCTCCACCAACCCAGTCCGACGAGCATCCCGCTGACGAGTGGCGAAGCACGCACCGCAGATCACACCCTCACCATCCACCGGATCGGTACAGCCAGGAGCAGCGCAATACCACCGCATCCCCACATGCCGACCGTGCTCCCACCGAAGCTGTGACACATCGACCCCGGCGTAGTAGTTGCCGACGACGTGCTGACCATCACGGTTCAGCTTGTCGTTCCGCTCCCACGCCAGCTCAGCGTTCACGCGACCGGTGTGGCACATCGGACAGGGCTCGCCCAGCATCAGGCCGGGGTCGACGTCATCCATCATCACCAAGCCAGCGCCACGGCAGTGCGCGCAGAACCCGGTGAACACTCCGAAGTAGGCCAGCGTCATCCCAGACCCCCAGCCCGTCGCATCGCAGCGACCATGAGGGACGCGCCGTCGTCACGCTTCGGCTGGTCCTCGGCGGAACGAACCGGACGGAGCTTCACATCCACGTCGCTGCCTTCCATCGTGGTCGCCTCGAGCCGTTGCACGATCCAGCCCACAACCTCCGACGACGATGGTGGGTTGTCCGAGCGGCGAATGTCCCGACACGCCACGACTGTTGCCCTCGCCCAGTTCGGCAGGTCGTGGATGCGACCACGGATCATCGATCGGTGCTTCACCACGATCTGCTCGTGGAGATTCGCTGCGACGTCCGGCTGGTCCGGGGTGATCGTGGCGAGCGCCTCGTCGATCTTCTTCCACTCCGCCGACACGTCCGGCTTGGTGGGCTCGATCACTGCATCGGAGAATGGGACATCGTGAGGATGCTCGACCTCTGCACTTGCACCACCACCACGAGGTCGAGGGGGCAGGGCGTCGGCGAGGAGTTTCCGGGGGGCGGGGGTAGGGGGTGGGGTTCTCTCTTCTTCTCTTATCTCCTCTCTTCTAGTGACTTCATGTGACTTCATGTGACCAGCCGTGACGAATGCCTGCACCTTCTGCATTTCCTCGCGGTGTCGTTGCGCCGTCTTCCGATCTGCATCAGATCCCTGCGGATCGTTGAACTTGAGGTAGTTCACGACCTTCACCGTGAGCAGCTCATCCGACTCGCAGGATGCGAGATCCACGTTGCCGGCGATCGAGATGAACTTCGTTTCACGGAGCGCGTGCAGCGCCTCGCGGACGCGGTCATCGTCCACGCAGTAGTCCGCTCCGATGTCGTCGATCGTGGTGGTGAAGATCGCTTCGGGGTTGCCGATCCAGTGCGATTCCGCACGGGCGTAGTCGACCACCGCGATTGCCGCACCGAGTGCCTCGAGGCCGTTGCCGGTCTTGCGAGCTGCGCGCCTGAGCGTGCCTCGCTTCCCGCCACCCAACTGCCACTTGAGGAAGTTCCGCCGCTTCTTGTTCATGCGAGGAACTCTCCGTACGTTGCACGACCCCGGAGCATCTGGCAGGCGGTGAACACCACGAGGCGCGGCTCGACCAGGAACCACTCCCCACGTACTCGGCTGGCAGCGAAGTGGGAATGCAGCCGACGCTCCAACTCGACCCCGTGGCTGTGCTCCTCGCCCGCGTCGATCACCGAATGCACGAACACGTCCGTGGGGCAGATCGACGCAACGCCCGGCGCTCGTTGCCACGGATTGCTGCTGACGCCGATCTTCGTCACATTCGTGGCCCGGCATCGCAGCAGATACACACGGCTGTATCGCCGGTAGTCCTCGTCCCCTGCTGGACGCTTCATAATTGCGACTTGCATAGCTCAGTCCCCCGTTGCTATTCATGCGGCCACCCCAGCCGCTTCTTGCACGAGCGTGTCGAGTGCGATGACCGTCACCGGCAACGCGGACCACTGCCGCACCACACGGGCATCGACGATCTGCACGTCATCCGCATACGCGAGCCCGTTCAACGCATCCATCGCGAGCTTCAACGCGTTGTCCACGTCCGGCTTCTTCCGGCTCGGCATCACATGACGGCGTCCCTCAGCCGACAATTCGCCGTTGCGCTTGAAGTGGCCCTTCGGCCTGACCACGCCCAATGTCACGACGATCCGTGCAGGGCCGTCAGGAAGGCGTTTCCCGCCCTGCTCGCGCCACACCGACCGGATGTTCGTCTCCGCGCTTTCCGTGCGCTGCGTCGTGTACGGGCGACGGGTGCGGGGATCAAACCGCGGTCGGTCCTTTCCCCGCACCTCGCCCTCGACGCGCAGGAAGATACTCGGGACGATCTGCTGCGCGTCCGCGATCACGACGCGTCAGCCTCCGCGAAGCGAGCCTCGAGGAATACCTGGGCGTCCTCGTGGTCCACCGTAGCGAGGTCGAGGATCGTGGCGGTGTGCGTCTGCACGGTCCCGTCACGGAATCCTTCGGCGTCGTACTTGTCGGTCTGTGCGACCTCGTCGATGCGGCACTCGACCACGAGGTACACCTTCGACCCGCGGCCCCGTCCGGCGCGCTTGAGATCAGCGGCGCGGCGCTGCATGTTCTCCAGCTTGCCGGCTTTGATCTTGAGCAGGTGCTCGTCCGGTGCGGCTTCGGCGACGAATAGCGTGAGCTGTCGCTGGCCTCGGGCGGCGACGTCTGCGGCACGACGCATCCCGTCGAGGTTCGTGACGACGGACTGGCCGTCTGGTGTGCTGATGGTGATGTCGTTTTCCATGTGTCCCTCTCGTGGTTGGTGCTCGGCGATTGCCGGGCGAACTAGGCTGCGCCCTCGACGACGTGCGGGCGTGTGGTCACGCGCATCGCGTCGCGTTTGTCGATCGCGAACGTCACGAGCTCCTCAGCGGAGTACGCAACGATCTTGTTCGTGTCCCGTCCGGTGAGCTGTTCGTCGACGTGCTTGCGGATCAGGCTCTTCGCGGTGTCGAGTTCACGTTTCGCATCATCCGCACGCTTCTTCGCTGCGAGGTACATGTAGACGCGCTTCTCGATCGCAGCTGAGGCGTCGAGGGATTCCACGCGGAACGCTCCGGATGAGGATTCGAGGCCGAACGTGTGGAGCCACTCAGCTTCGTCGTTCCAGGACTCCGTGGTGGTGGGGTCGTCGAACTGCGCGAAGTAGTGCCACGCAGCATCCACCCCTGCGAGCTCGGCAGTCCACGCGTCGATGTCTGCCTGCTCGAGTTCGTAGCAGTACGGACCGACTGCGCGGAATGTGCCGGGATCCACGACCCAGATCTCGAACGGTGTCCCTGCGGGGTAGCCCGCGGCGCTCATCATGCGGCGTTCCTGCCGTTCGTTGTCCTTCGTGGGCTTGTCGCTCCCGACGCTGGATTTGCACGACACGATGCGGGGCTTGCCGGCTGGTTTCACGACCCAGTCGAACGCGCTACGGCTCTTGGACGGGGCGTGCCAGGGGATCGCGACCTGAGCCTCGAGCCCGCACGCTTGGTAGCGCCCGTCGAGCGTGTCGTCCGTGAGCGCGACCTGTAGGTAGTCTTCGATCAGGTGCCCACGGAATCCGACGCCCTTGTCGAACGGGACACGCCACGTCTTGTCGTAGAACTCCTTCACACGTCGAACCGGGTCCGAGGTCGAGAGGCGCATCCCGGATCGCTCGCCGCCCGTGAAGCGTTCCTCGTTCGCTCGTTCGATCTGCAATGCGTGGAGCTGGGCGAGGAGTGTGGGGTCCTCGTGGATCTTCCAGAGTTCGATGGTGACGAGATCGCTCATGCGGCCACCTCAGACGCGAGCAGGTTCGTGACCGTGGAGACGTCGAGAGCGAGGCCCGCCGTGTGGATGTCCTCAGCCTCGGCCGCCGTGATGAACCTCTCGTTCACCGCGAGGCCCAGCCCGGTCTTCAAGTGCGTCGGGAAGTCCGCGGCGAGCAGATTGCTCCGGTCCCTGCCGGGCCGTCCGATCTTCGCCGCGACTGCCTCGAGGATCGCCGCCTGCTCGGTCGTGAGCTTTGGTGCTGCGGCTGCGGTGTCCCGTGCGCGCTGCTGCGCTGCGACTGCGGCCGCTCCATCATCATCGTCCTGCACGATCCCGAGCATCGCCGCGAGGCCATACCTGCGAGCGTACGTCACAGCGCTACCCATGCCCTGCGGATCATTCTTCTGTGCGGGGAGCGTGAGCCCACCGTCGCTGATCCACTCGCCGGAGGAATGCACGATCATCGTCTGTAGCGTGATCGTCGATCCCTGGGACGGCATGGGTCGCTGGATGACTGCGAGGCCGTTCGCTGCGAGTGCTTCGCGGGCGGCGGTGATAACGGATACGAGGTCCGCGTATTTGTAGCCGCGGTTCTGGCCTATCTGGCCGGTGGTGTCTTTCACTGCGACGCTCATGGTCGCCTGTGCTTTCGCGAGGGCGGTGCTGATCTCGGCGATGGATGCTGATTGGAGGTCGTTCATGCGACTGCTCCCGCGGCGGCGGTGAGCTTCCCGAATGCGACGCGGATCCTGGGGGGATGCTCGGCGTCGTGTCGGCGGCTGAGGCGGATCGCGATGCCCTCGGCCTGCGTGACGAGGTGCTGGGTGTAGGGATCGTCGGTGCGTTCCCATACGAGTCCGAGGGTTTCGCGGAGGATGTCGAGTTCACTACGGGTGACGCTGGAGTCTGTCTTGTACGATGTGCTGGTCATCACTGGCCTTTCAGTTGAGTAGTGGTGGCTTGCGGGGCTGGCCGTCACGGGCTGGCCCCGCGTCTATTCGGGGATGTGGTTGCGGAGTGCGAACGCGGCGAGAGCGGTAGCTGTCCACCACGTTGCGGGGCAGTAGAAGACGTCGAACCAGCTCACGACGCGCGCCGTTCGCTCTGATCCAGGGCGGACTGTGCGCGGAACGACGCGTCGATCAGACGGTCCTGCTCCGAATCACTCAGCAGCCGGAAGGGGCACAGTGCCGACGCGCTCAGGATTTCTCGGAGGTCGTCCACTGCGATCGTCACGGTGGGAGTGTCGGGCTGGTAGATACGTGCAGCGGGCATCATGCGGCCTCACATTCGTGGCAGGCTGCGTCGTCGCAGCAGTTTTGGCAGGGACCGTCGAAGGGACGGGATTCGCAGGGGAGGACATCCGCACCGATCTCCCGATCGCAGCGTTCGCAGAGCGGCGGTTCGTGGGGCGGGGTGGTGATCCACCGGTCGTAGGCGGAGAGCATCAGGCCGCCTCGGCCTTGAGGCAGTCGGGGCAGGTGTTGGTGTTACCACCCTCGTCACCCTCGACCGTGCCGCACTTGGTGCAGCATTCCGCGTCGCATTCGTAGCACGGGCCGGAGTAGATTGGTGCGTCGGGGTATCCGGTTGCGCCACACGTGCAGCGTTCCAGGATCGGATTCCACGGGGCAGTCCACGGCGGTGTCGATGCGATCGCATCGCGCTCGTGCTCGGGGAGGCCTGCGTCGGCTGCGTTGTCGTATGCGCGCTGGTTCCAGTACGTCATGCGACGTCCTTCTTCTCGAAGGGGAACAGCTCGTCGGCGGATGCGATCTCGTTGTCGACGATCCGCTTTACGATGTCGGTTCCGGGCTTGCGCTCGCCGGTTTCGTAGCGCCGATAGTTGCGGTCGCTCATCTGGCACAGCACGGCCGCTTTGATGATGGAGAGGCCACGTCGCTCCCTCGCCTCCTGCAATCTCTCGCCGAATGTCTTCATTGTTCCTCCGTGCTGGACACTTGTCTCCCATATGGTACCCGTCCTATCGGACAGATGCAACCCGGAGTTCCGGAAACATGTCCGGTCACACGTCCGGTACCGTCTCCAGCCATGAGAGCGACGGTCGACTACAGCCGCATAGCGCAAGCCCTGATCACGGATTACGGGCTCACCCACGAGGAGTTCGCGCAGCTCGCCGAGGTGTCGGACAAGACGGTTGGCAGGTGGCTCAGCGCCGGGCCGGCGAACGCAAAGGCGGTGCGTCGCGCGCTTGCGAAGCTGGGAGCTGACCCCGCGCAATATGGTGTTCCCGGCGCGCTGGCGGTCGCCCCGCCCGCTCCCACCTTCGATGTGGATGCTCTCGTCGCGAAGCTGCTGGATCGGCTCCCGACAGCGCCGGCAGTACCAGTCGGTGATACCGAGACGCCCGCGTGGGCACAGAATCTCGCCGCCGACGTAGCCGCAATCAGGGGCACCGTCGAGGACATCGCGAGAGCGGTGCGTGCGTGATCGCTAGATTTCTGCAAGCTTCGTTGTACGATGACACGGTATGTGCAACGAACATCGTGAACTCATCGAACACCTGCAAGCCGAGATCGCCGACCGCGACGCGATCATCCAACGGCAAACCGAGGACCTCGACCACGCCCACTCAGCAGTCGCGGTCGCATCGCACTTCGTG